TATCGTTTTTAGGGCTGGGTTTGATGCAAGTTCTGTCAGAAGATCGTCAGCAGTTTTGAACTGACCGGAACTATTCTGAAGTCCGATATTGAGCGCACGCAGGTATGGGAGCGCCGAGGATTCGCCGGTTAGAGAAAGCTGCTCAAGGGAGTTTTGCAGATTGGCAATAGTGCCGGTAATTCCTTGTGCGCTGCCACCCGTCGCGCGAGCAATTCCCTGCCAGGAGGATAGCTTATCAACCGACATATCCAGCACGGTCGAGAGCCGTCCGGTGGCAGCGTTTGATGCCGTAATGTCTGCAACGAATTCTTTTATGCCCCTACCGGCCGTAAATGCTGCAAACAAGCCTATGACTTGGTTCCTAAGTTTTTTTATCGATCCAGCGGACTTCTTTCCACTATCCTCTATATCCTTTCCAGCCTTTGTAGCGGCGCCTTTAGTCTTGCTAAATGCTGCTTCTGTTTCTTTCGATCCCTTCGTGAAGGCGGAAGAGTCGAGGCCGAGCGTGACGACAAGCTGATCCACAACGTTCATGGCTCAGTCCTTTCGTTTGCTCAGCACGCGCGCATTGTGGGCATCGACAAGCACAATTTCAAGCATATTGTAAATGTCTTCAAGGGAATAGTCCCGCTGACACTCGATCAGCGTTGCTTTACCCGAGGAGACAACGGCCCCGATGGACGCCGGAATGTTCTGGTAGCTGGCGAGGCCGGCGCCGGTGCCCCCGAGGTCGATCCTGACAGGAAGGCGCCGATTGAAAAACCCAGGTGAAGCGACCAAATTTCAGCGCGCAGTTGCAGCAGAGTCGTCACTTCCTCGATATCATCCGGCACAAGATCGCGGGAGAAGGTTGGATTCTTCTGTGGGTCTGGCTGTCTTTTCACACACGTCCACATCTCGTCAAGAAGCGGCTTGGCAAGATACGGGTCCATCTTTGCAAGCGCTTGAATGCCCAGCACAGCAAGCCCCTGCGCCCCGAGAGACTTGAGATTGTCCGGCACCTCTACGCCAGATTTTGCCAGCGCCAAGAATGCTCTCAGCGCCCACCACTCGGTTGCTTCTGGGGAAAGCTCAGTCAAGAAAAAAGATTTTCCCTTGTCGCGTCCTTCATCGGTTATCGTAACCGACTGTGTTTTTCGCATTGCGTGAACCCCTTACAGCATCGGAACAGGAATTTGCGATTCCCATGTAATCTCGAACTGTCGAGCCTGCAAGAGCCTCTTGACCGCCGGCATGATCGGATATCCCGTCAGGATGCCGTTTGTCCCGATCCACTTCGTCCCTACGCTTCGCAGAATTATGATCCCATTTGCCCATAGGACTTCCTGCCCGGTTTGCATCGCGGACCACCAGGCATCGAAGATCGCATTCGACGGCGAGGACGCCGCAAGCGTCACCTTCTGCACAACCGGAACATAAACGAAACCGGCTGACATCTGGCCGTCAACGCCCATGACGACCTCGGCAGATTTCAGGGTTTCGGATTCCGATATTTCGTCTGGTCCGAATCCCTGAAGCTGCTGGGGGCTATCATAAACGCCGTCGATGCCGAGCATGAAGACCGCATTGGCGCCAGTGATTGTGTTTGCCATGACCCGATCTCCTTACTGGACTGCGACGCTGTTGAGCGTGATCTGCTGAACGGAACCGCCGTAGCAATACCAGAAGTTGCACGGCGGCGTTCCGCGCGCCGCCCTAACGTCTGGCGCAGCGGTAAGGATTTGAAGGTAGTAACCCTTTGTTGTCAACGTGGTGGCAATCGGCAGCCCTGCAGCAATGTTGACTTCTTCGATCTGATCAGACGACAGCGGTTCACCCGTCGAGATGGCGCCGAAGTTGATAGCGGCCGTGATCGGTCCAGTTGCCGGTTGGTTAGTCGTGGCCGGAGTACCAGTAAGGGACGTTTCGATAATGGCATCACCGGCCGCATTGTAGGGGATCGACCCCACGGCAGTCAGCAGGGTCATCAGCACAAGCTGGAACTGCGCATTCATCCAGATTTGGTTCGTATAGGCGTCGATCCATTTCCATGGTCCGCTAATTTGTCCGGGACCGAAGAAGATAAAGGTCTGCGCTGCCGTCGCATATTCCGCATAGAAGTTATATCCGTTGGCCTTCAGGTTCGCGGCAACATTGGCTGTGGTGACGCTGGGAGTGAGGCCAGACTGCCCCTTGAACATGAACGTGATGTTGCCGTTCGTGGCCTGGAAATTCACCGAAGCGATGGCCCCGCAGAGGAACGCAGCATAGTAGAAGGAGGAATTACCGCCGGTTGCGGTCGGCTCCCAAATCAAGGCCGTTCCGCTAATCGAGGATTGCGACAGAAGATAGCCCATGGATGCGGTTGCTGGGGCCTGTGTCGTCGGGCTGAGGTCCGTATCCCAGCAGACAAACACGAATTCATCATCCTGCTGCCCGTTCCACTCGGCAAACGCCATCTTGATCGCATTGCCGACGCCGCCATCAGGATCGAAGTCGAGCATAAACGACGCCCAGTCGGTGTTGATCGCCGTCAATGCATTCATCGACGCACTGGGCACGGCAGCGATGGCCCCCTGGCTAAGGACGGCGCCTGTATATTGCGTGAGGAACAGCGCGGCAGCAAGCGTGCCGCTGGCATATCCGATGGTCGAGGCGGCGCCCATGGTGGCGCTGATGATGACGAATGCTCCACTGATGGAGTCGAAAGTGCAGATCGGGGTTATGGTCGTCAATGCGCCACTGGCGAGGTGCTGAGTAGCTGTAGTGACGTAAGTCCCCGTTCCGCCGGTGCCGGTGCCGAGGGAAACAATGGTCGTCCCGGTAGCGGCGCCAACGACATCCTGCCCAACGGCAATAACCCCGGAGGTAGATGCCGTAACATCAAGCACATTGCTACTGCTGGTGATCGATGCAGCAGAACAAGTCGTTGCAATCGAAGTTGTGTAGACGCCAGCGCCTCCCGGGGTTCCGGAAACGAAGCTGGCAATCGTCGTGGTGCCAGAAACGCCAGTGCCGGAAATCGTATCACCAACCGACACTAGCCCGGTCACGGCCGAGACGGTCAATGTCGTGGCCGGCGTTCCCGATGCCGTCGCAGTGAAAGAGGCGCCCATGCTGCCGGTGAAACTGGCCTGCGTCGGTCCGGTTACGGCAAGCCCTTCAGTGACCAGTTCCGCCGCGTTGGAGAAGCTGGTTGCGGCCGAGAGGTTGATGGCAGAACTGGTGTGCTGCACGCCGTCAATCGTCACGATAACGGTTCCAGACAACGCCTTCAACTGCGCCAGCGTGAGAGACGTTGCGGTGCCGCCACGCAACCACGCGCCGACCGGCGCCGTGTTATATTGCCAGAATCCGAGCGTTGCGGGCTTGGCTGTCGATCCGACGTAGCCTTTGAAGTAGACGGTTGCCAGCGCCATTTGCTTGGACGATAGGCCGAAATACGCGCCGACCGATGCAGCGTCCGGAAACGACGGCACGGTGCCAAGGGGCACGCGGGAGCCGTTATCCAGAACGATGCCGGTAAGCTGCAACTCATTCCCGCCGGCCGCAAGAATGTTCGGCAGAACGGAAACTATCTCTTTGGCCGGGATGGACATGGGAACTCCTTATGGAGGGAAAGAAGCGTCTACGTTGTGAAGATGGACTTTGACAGCTTGAGCGAACTGCATAGCAATGCTCAGGCTGATGTTTGCCTGCATGTGGACATCGACGGTCCAGCGATCTTCCCAAGCATTTTCCGCGTTCAGAAACGGCAATTGCCTGGGGTCTTCAGTATATAGCGGGGTAACATCGAATCCCGATGCCGCGAACTGCTGAACGGCGAAGTCATCACGAAATGTAGTTGAGATGGCCTGCGCATTGTCAGCGCCGTGCGGCCCATGCACGTCAACCTGAACAACAATTTCAGTCGGTTGCATCAGGCTTTCGGTTCCTGCCGCTAGCGTCTCGGATGCAACGGTCTGGCTTGGCGCCACGGTATAGGTGCCGAGGCCGCCATGGCCCGATCCTAGCGCCGAGACGACGGTGTTTGTTGCCACGCCGGTGCCGAACACGCGGCTGCCGATTCCGATCTGGCCCGTAAACGCGGGATCGACCGCCGTGATGGTCATCGTTGTAAGCGCGATGGAACCCGTGAACACGGCATCAAGGTAGCTGTCAACATTGGTAGAGATGCGGGGGCGCAGCAGCGGCCACATGATGACGAAATCGGGTGCGGCGGGTTCGGCCACGCGATTGGTCTGACCGACTTCGATGGGAATTCCTGTGGGCAGCACGGCAGTCAGGAAGCCGCCCAGGGCCGTGAAAATGTTGGCTTCGGTCGGCGTTGCGGTGAACATCGACATGGCCTCCGGCGGCCGTCAGGAGCCGTCTTGGAGCGTTGCCGCGACCTTGCAGAAATCCGGCCAGGTCTCCAGCACCATCGCGACCAGATATATCTCACCGCTTGGCGTAGATATCAGATCACCACCCTTAGCACTCACGCGCACGATGCCGTCGAAATTTCCGTCCAGGTAAATTACGCGTCGGGTTCCAGTGAGGTTCAATCCATCCGTCATCTGAATATCGCGCCAAGTCATAGGTTGGACCTGCCCCATGACCGTGACCGCCGGCGCATAGGACGGCACCGGCTTGAAGTCGGCACCGACCGTTGATCCCTGCGAAACCTGCAAACTCAGGGGCACGCGGGGGTTCACGGCCCCCACGGCTCCCGAGACGATCGCATTGAGATTCATCAGGCCGCCAGGCTAAACGAATACGTGAACTCGTAGTCGTTGATCCCTGCCGCTCCCGGCGCCGTGGTGGGAATGATCGTCCGCGCAACTGCATCGACGGTGGCGCTTGCAGCGGTATCGTTGGACACTGCACGCGACCATCCGGTGACTGCACCGGTAACGGTGGTGATGATCTTGGTCGCCTTGAGGAGCGCTAAGTTCGATACCACGCCCTGACCCGTCGAGACGCCGAACGCATTGGAAACTCCGATGCCAATCGTGTTCCCGGTGCCGCTACCGCTCGCCGCATAACCAGAAACAGTCGCAGAGGTTAGTGTCGCGTAGCAGTTGACCGTAACGGTGGTGGCGCTGGCCGTCCCGATGAGGCTGATGTTTTCCGAGACCGCATTGCCGTCCTGATCGACACCGACCAACGCAAGGCTCCCGGCGGTGATGGCAGTCGTCGGCGACGTGCCGATGACGACGCGGACCTGCAACTTGCGCGCCTGTGGAGGCTGCGCTGCCAGAGTGAGGGCGACATTGGTCGGCGTGACGGCGGCAACGACACTTACCAGGTCGGCGGGGAGCGGCGCTAGGATGACCGCCTTCGCCACGATGACCTGAGAATTCGCAATCGCTTTGACCGCCGCCACGAAACCAGCGCCGGTGGGTTGGACGGCCCCAACCGCTTTTGTCAGACTGACATCCCCACGGTTTGGGTCCCACATCGTGTAATCCATCGTCATATTTCCTTTTCTTATCCAGTTATTTGACTAGATGGGTTGGAGAACGAAGCATCGTTCCGCTGTCTACCAGAGGTTTCGTGGATGCGCCGTAGTTGGTCTTGCCATCGGCGACACGGCGCGCGGCCTCGCCTACGGTCTTTCCAGTCACCTTGAAGTTCGGTCCGCCCTTGCTCCGCATACCGCGCAGCATGACCGTGATCGGGGATAGCGCCGGCGACATCAGATCAGCGATGGACTGCTGCAATTCCTCTTGAATGTTCTGCCCCATGAGGTCGAGCGCCTTCGCGGAGTCGTAGTCATTCGCCTTGAGCGCCTTTCCGAGCATCCCAGGCCACGCCGAACTTTCCTTGGTGATCATCGTCCGAAAGAACGGCCGAGGCGGGATCGATGCTTTAGGCGCACCATATTCCTGGATTGCCGCCACCATTGGTGTCGATGTTCCATCCGGTTCTGTGCTGCCGGCCATGAACCCGACGTCAACGGTTGACGCCTTAGCGAGGTTCGCGGCGATCTGATTGAGCCGAAATGTCAGCTTGGTTCCTCCGGTCGTCGTCGCCATGGATCAGTTCCAATCCTGTGCGCCGAAGCCAGGGACACCAAAGCATGGCGTGACGCCTGATAAATACCGAGCGGTCCGATACTGCTGCGTTGCCGCCCAATATGACGCCCCATATTTAGTCTGACAGAAGAACATCTTGTGATCTGATGCACTGCTCCCGTAGTCGAAGGCCGCCGATACCGATCCTTCCGACGCATTGCTGATACGTCCTACCGGAGAGTTTGCATCCTTTGCGCTACCTGGAAATGGATCTCCCTGGCTTTGCGTGTAAAGTGCGGCGATATGAGCCGTAACCATGTTCAGCAGTGCGGATTGGATGGTCGCATTGCTGACAGGGCCGCCGCCGTCATTGGCGTGATAGATAGTCGCTTCGTTGAAAAACTCCTGAGCCTGCGCCAACGATACAGACGCAAACTCAGGATATCTGGCAACAAATGCAGGATATGAAAACTGCACCTGGATGCCCATCTCACGCCGTCCGGCTTGCCTGTTCGTCTTCCTGGCCGACGACAGAAACCTGCGCAATCGGGCTTCTCGGCGCGCGGGGATCGCCAGCCTTTCGGAACGGCTCAAGGCCGGAAAGCACCTTGCCGCTTTCGTTGGCCCGGCTGACGGCCCGCTCCACCGTATCCTCGGCGAAGATCAATCCGTTCCGGACCATATCGCTGGCTTGATTGGCATCAAACCAGTTGACCCACGTATCGCGGTCAACGCCCTCAGTGAGCGCAAAGCCGCGCACGATCTTGAACGTCGGGATGGCGCCGAACTGAACGGCATTGCCGTGGACCAGGATTTCGCCGCCACATGGCCGCGCGACTTGGATTTCGCGCGAGCCCATCGGCGTTAGCTCGCGTTCGGTCATCATCTTGAACGGCCGGATACGAATGCCGTGCGGGAGTTTGCAGGCAACGACCACCTTTGCGCCAGCCGAGCTTGGCTGACGCGCGGGCGACTGGATAACCTGACGCTCAATGTTCTTGACATCCAAAGTCATGGATTACACCCCAATCATCTGCGAGAACGCGACCGGCATACTGACAACGGTGCCCCAAGCGCCGGCGGTGATTTTCTTCTTCCACGAGCTAAGCTGCCGAACGATCGGATGACTGCGCATCTTTTCAGAGAACGCGCAGAACCCGGTCTTCTGCCGCATGATTTCATCGGCAACAAGCTGCACCAGGTTGCCAGCGCTGATGCCTTGCCCGAATTCGGCCTGCCCGGTACCGTACTGCGGAATCGACACCACCTTCAGGTTCGGGAAGTTCTTCTTCAGCAGGTCTTCGACGTTGACATTGAACGAGTTCGTGAACGTCAGTGCAACCTCAGAACCCGGCGACATGGCGAGCGTCATCGGTGTGCTCTTATCCACGTTGCCGTTGTTCGCGTTCACAAGCGCAGCAAACAGGGCCACGATGTCGTTGTAGACCTCGTTCGCCGTCGCATTCGGGGCACCGCCGGCAGTAAACCACGTCACGCCGGTATTCGCCTTCGTCGCCGGAGCAAGAGCGGCCGGCAGGTTCGGGTCGTTAGTCAGGCCATAGTTCTGCAACCCCTGCACGCCAAACAGATAGACGTGATTCGTGTAGCGGTTCAGAATATCAGCCCCGGCCGCTTCGATCTCGGCGATCCAATTGATGCGGCCGAGACCGGCGCGCTCCACTTCACGGTCTCCGTAGTTCAGAACGGTCTGGAACACGTAGTTCTGGCGCTGAGGCCAGTTCGTGTTGGCACCAGCCCGGCCCTGCTCCGAATAGTCATCGTAGCTGGAGACCTCTCCAGTATGCTCGACGACCGGGAACATGACCGTATCGGTCAGCCAGTCGCCCTTCTTCTGCTCGCCCAACACCTCGGCCGCCTTCGTCGGGGCGAAGACGATCTCGTAGATGGCGGGATCGATGAACGTCGTGAGCATAGCCGGAACGCCGCTATTCGGATCGGTCGTCAGCGTCGGCATAGCATCCATCGCCAGGTCGGCATTGTGACGGAACTCGTCCGGAAGATAGCTGGTGGCGCCGGGAACGAAAACACCGCGCGCCTCAAACCACGGGCGGTCGGTGCGGAATTTGGCTTGCGCCTCGGAATAGTTCATGATGCGTCCTCCTCAACCCTGTACTTGGCTTGAAATTTTCACCAACTCATTCGCAAGGCCCGAGGACATTGCGACCCACTTCGTCTCGACGTTGAGCGCCGAGGTCAGGTTGCCGGACCCGCCGCTGGTAGCCGACTGCGACGGATCGACAATGAACGTGCTAGCGCTGCCACCCGTGCCCGTCAGGGGGCCGTAGGTGATCGACGTATTGGCGGTCACGCCCGCCGTGGCGCCGGTCAAAGTATCGCCAACGCCGAATACACCGCTGGTAACGGTGGTCAGGGTCAGGGTTCCGGATGTGCCGGTGATCGTGCCCGATGCGACGGTATGCTCCGGAATCGATACGGCATAGGTGCCGGTGCTGTTGAGCGCGCCGAGCGCTGCCGTGCTGGTAAGCTGCGAGACAACCTTGGTGCCGGTGGCAATCGTGGTCGGGCTGTTGGTGATGGTGGTACCCGGATAAACCGAGCCAGTGCTGACTGCCGTCACGGTCAGGACATTGCCGGCGATCGAGCCGGTGCAGGACAGCGCCGTGGTCGCGGCGATGCCCCACGACGTCGCAGTGGCACCCGTGGGGGTGCCGGTCGCGGCGAACGTCACGCCACCATCGGCGAAGTTGGCATACGCCTTCATGCCGGGGAGCGCCTGCGTGGCGCCGCGGTTTTTCACCAGCACATCGCAGCCCGACATGAGGCCCAGCGGGAACCCGGCAGGTACGCGTAAGTTGGCATCGGACAGGAAGGTCGTGATGAGACCTTGCTGTTCCCGAGCCAGGAAGCCCGTCACCGGGCCACTGCCAAAGCTGTTGACAATCGCCGGGGTACCATCCGCATCATCCGGAGCAACGGCCCAGCAGAAGCGGCCAACGATAGCGCCGCTCGGGCCGGCCACGAGACCGCCGGAACCGGCGGTGACGCTGAACCGAGGGTTGGTGCTGTAGAAGTCACCCTCCACCCCGATTGCCGGGGTAAGGGCTACAGAAGTCTGGAAACCTCCAGCCATTTGAATGCCTCCTTACGAAGCGAGGTTGATACGAGCGGCGCCGGGGAACCGCTTCGTCAAATCGTCAGACGATGCAGCATCCATGCCGAGCGAAACAGTGCGAGCCGGTTTGTCGCCGGGCTTCTGGACCATCTTGAGCATGGCCGGGAATGCCGATGGATGAACGCCCTTGGTATCGACGTGAAGGGTGTCGAGAGCGAGCTTGTAGACCGCCTCAGCACTATCCTGCGCGAGGGCAAGATCGCCGATATAGGGGCGAACCGCGATTTCGGCGAGGCGGATATCACGCTGCTGCGCGATGACTTCCTGCCGCGTTTTGGCCGACGCCGTGGCAATCGCCGCGTCCATGGCCTTCTTGTCGATGCCCTTCGGCTTCATAGCTGGACCCCCGCCGTCCGCTTCGAGTTCATCCCTGGCTTCTTTCTCTTTCTGTTCGCGCTTCAGCTTCTCCTCCGGGGTTTCATCCTCAGCCGCCTCATTGGCGTCCATCATCGCGCAGACCTTCTCATAATCTTCCGGCGACAGGAGGCCCTTAAGGACATCCTTGACCTCGGCATTTTCGTCCGGCTCCTCGCCGGCTGCCGGTTCGGCCGCGTTTGGTTCGGTGATCGGGCCCGGCGCCTCGTCAGCCTCAGCCTCTTCCGGCGCACCTTTGCCGGCCAGCATGTCCAGCAGCTTGATCGCCACGTCATCCGGCCCAGCAGGACCGCCAGGAGCCGCCAAGGCATCCTTGCCCCACTTGTCTTTGGGCACCGCGACGGCGGCATCCTTGGCGCCCCTCCAGATCGCCGGGAGACGCGCCTTGAAGTTCGCGGCCGTCACGCCGGCGAGGATGGGCTTGAAATTCGGCATCGCATCGAATGCGAGACCGCGGCCGACGAAGTAAGTGCACAGCGCCCCCTCGGTACGGGTCGCCGTGCGGGAGAGCACCATGCTCTTTGCCACGTTGATATCCTTTCGGGTTTCAGGGATTGCAGAATCACCGACAACAACATCGGGTCCGGTGCGACCCTTTTTCACAAGGCAAATATGGTTTCCTGACGTGACGTACATAGAACCGTCGAAATGCTCCCCCTCGTGGGTTCCAGGAACCATTTTCGCTTTGAAGGTATATGCTGGACTCAGTTCTTTCTGAGTTTCGTTTTCGATTGCGTCGATTCCGTCCTTCGACCAGATTATCAACTCGTTGTCGAGATACGGAGTGTTGAACTCGGCATTCGTTCCCGTGGTGCCGACAACATCATCCTTCTGCGGATCATCGGCGCTGACCGGAATGTGGCGGATGAGCACCTGAATTCCGTTCCACGTCGGGACGGACTCGGCAAGAGCCTTCGGGTCGCGCAGCAGTTGGAACATCTGATCCGGCGGCAGCTTCGTCCATCCTGGCTCATCCTGCATCGCCGCGTTGATCTCTGAGCCAAGGTATCCGCAGATATTGCTCTTTGAAATATGCGCGTTTGCGATATGAAGCCGGCCGGCATCGTCGTAAGTCCGGTTCTTCACGGCCTCGGCGTCCAGCGCCAGCGCGGCATCCTGCGCGGGAACGGCATGGACAAGCTCCACATCCGCCGCGCCGAGTATCTTCCGCTTGATGTGCTCGTAAAGCGTCCGCAGTTGCGCGGCGAGGCCCGGCTTCCCGGCTGCCGTCGCGGCTTCGATCTTCGCGTTCAGCGCGTCGAGTTCCTGGCTTTCGGCGTCGGCACCCACGAATTCCTTCCCGACCTTCTCCGGAATTCCGAGCGTCGAATGACCGTTTGCCGCCGCGTACATGGCCCTGCGCTGCGCCTCACTGACTGCTGGCATGCTCGCGACCTCCTATTCCAACCGGACTTCGACGGCAGTTAACCGCCCGCGATGTTCGCCAACCACGAAACTGACACGCTGCCCAGAAACCACTTTGAGTAGGTTGACGCCCTTCAACGCGCGGAAATGGACGAACAAATCCGGTTGATCCATTTCCTCAATGCGCTGCGATGGAGTGATAAAACCATACCCGCGTTCCGGATCGAACCACTTGATTGTGCCGATATGTCGAATTTCTACTTTACGTTCAACGACTTCCAGCATTAGTCTATCTCCATCTCAACGGCATCCTGAATGATCAGGTCAATATCCGTCTCATCCAGGTCGAAGCCGATCTCGCAAAGCTGGGCGAAGCACTCCAGGACAAAGGGCAGCCAGGGCGCCAGCACGACGCGAATTTGCATGTTGACTTTTGTCCGAAAGCGTGGGCACATGGGACGCATGGACACGAAAGGCATAGTAGAATGAACGAGATGGTTGAGAGAATCGCGCGGGCGTTGTGCCGAGATCGTGTGGTAAGAATTTTTGCAGAAGCAGAATCCAGGACCGATAACATTAAAATCGGCCAATACCCACTCTTAACGGAATTCATTGAGGACTACTGGAAAGACTACATTTTTTCTGCCAAGGCCGCGCTTGCCGCCATACGGGAACCTACCGAAGCGATGAAGCGGGCAGGTAGCCAAGAACTCGACGCATACGACGATCAGACTAAGCCAGACAATCCTGAAATAGCGGCCGCAATCTACCGCGGCATGATCGATGAGGCTCTCCGATGATCGCCTCCGAAACCTTCAAAATGCGCGCCAGTCCCGAATGGTTGGCGACACTTGATGCCTGGCGCCGACTGCAACCCGATCTACCGTCCCGCGCCGAGGCAGTGCGGAGGCTCGTGGCGGCGGGAATCAACGCAACACCGAAGGAACCCAAGGCATGAACGAGAAGACGATGCGCCTCAGCTTCGGCTTTCCGGATTATCCTCAGTTGAACGATCTGAAACCAATGCCGGCAGACGCCTTTGCTGTCATGACCGATGGCGAGACGACTATCGAGTTGCCAGACGCCGAACCGGACCCGAAAACCGCACCCCACCAATGGCTTGCGTGGCAGGTCAACAAAGCCCTGATGAAACTGCTATCCGATCCGCGCCCGCTCATCACCGGATCGGACGGGAAATTGCATTACGTCGAAGCCGAGGGGCCAAAGCCATGAAAATCTTCGCGGATGCCTTCGTTGCCGGCGTCGCCATCGGCGTCGCCATCGGGTTCGGAATGGTGTTCTCCTATTGGGTGATCGTGGACCTGTTCGGTTTTCATCTCTTGCCGATGATCGGGTGAGGCCATGTTAATCCTTGTCATCATCGTCGGGTTCGCACTCTGCATCGCGCTCAGCCGCGGCGCACTAAAAGTCGTCGGAGGGGCTATCCTTGTGCTCGTGTTCCTGCCGATCACGGCGTTCTTGATGTTCTTTCTCTACGCACTGTTGTCGGCCGACGTCCAAGCCCCTGGACGAGTTGCCGCGACGCCGATGGGGTCCACATGGCACACTCCGGAAGCCGTCTCGCCATCCTCCCAGGCCGATGCCAACGAATGCGCGGGACCGCGCGGAGAGGACATGTGCGCCGCATCATCGCCGGCCGCTAAAGCAATCATCTCCGGATTTAACGCCAGTTCCGGATCACGGAAAGAGACTAGAAGCGATCCGTATCCGGGTTGGGGAAGCCAGGAATCTCCTGCCGAAATGTATAGGAGAGGGGGTAGATAGTCATGCAAAACTTTTGATGATCGAGCGGCTGAAACACCGGCAGTTTATGAGTTGTCCAGGGAGAATGAACTGCTGTTCGTCCGGGTCCCACCACCCTTTCTCTACGTCATATACTTGCTTTTCAGATCCGGCTTTTACGTGGCTCGGCCTCGGTTTCTTGCCACCATGTGAATGGCACCAGATCGCCTCGGTGATCCCCATTTCAAGCTGACGCGCCCGGTTGAGTGCGCCGGTGGCAAGCTCGTTCTGTGACCGGGAAATCAGTTGCGCCCGCCGCTTCGTCACCCCGAAATGCGTCTCCAACTCCTTCGCCAAGCCGCCAACGTCGCGCCCGACCTGAACCGACCTCATGACCGACTGCTCGACCTGCCCGAGATACTGGACGGGGATGCTTTTGATTAGCGCCGTGTTGGCCTTGACGGTGGCGGAAATGATATCCCGCTGCGCCGCCGTCATGCGGAATTCCACTGCGAACCCGGCGTTCTTCAGGATCGCCCGAAGCTGCGCGTCAGATCGCTTCCCCGCCGCCTGGGCGAACCACGCCGCCAACTTCTCCGCGCCATCATCGAAGCGCGAAGTCCAGCGTCGAGCCAGACCCGCCATAGTCTTCCGCAACGTGTCGGCGGCGGCTTCATCCATCGCCAGCGGACCATCGGCGGGGTCCACGTCGGTGATCGCCGGAGTGTTCTTCCGGTAGGCGGCCAGCAGCCAATACACGGTCGATTTGTGCATTTCCTGAATCAGCCGGTCCAGCCGCTTGCGGTATTCCGCGGCCAGGCCGGGGTTGGCGCGCACGCCCGGGAGAACCTTATCGCGACCCTTAGGCATCGGCTCCCGCGTCTGGTTCCTTGGCAGGATCAAACCCGAGCATTTTCACCACATCGGGCGGCGTCTCAATCTGCTCGTCGTCCGGATCGGGATCGTCGGTTTTGCGCCAGTCGGCTGGCTTTCTGTCTGCCGAGCCGAAATGGGCGTCTGGAAAGTCGCTGTAACGCACGTCCGCCCATGCCGGCGGAAGTTTCAGCTTTTCGATATGCGCGGGCAGCGGCGAACCGTTTGCCTGGACGCGCTTGCCATCGACGATCTTGGTTTCCTTGAGTGACGCGCGCGACGTGCTTGACATCCCGGCCGATCCACCGGAGCCGGCGATGAACTTCCCCTCATTATCTCGGTCGTGATCGTTCTCGTTGAACTCCTCGTCCCGAGCCAAAGTATAGACGCGCTCCCCGGCACGATCCGCCGGCCGCGCGGGCCTATCTCGTCCGGGGGCCACCGTCCGCCCGCCACGTTCGGCGCCAGCGGCTTCCCGCGCCTCCCGGACCGGCACTATCGCCGCGGCCAGTTGTCCGGCTGGCGTGCCAAGGTCGAGGCTGGGCGCGGCGTCCTGCTCCGGCTCCTCGCCACCATCGGGCGGCTCCGGCACATCATCCACGTCCAGGTTGGCATACGGGCTGTCAGGATCGGCGGCCAGGCGCTCCCGAACCTCCAGCGGATCGATGACGCCGGACTGCACCAGCACCGCGTCGGTGTCGGCGTCGGTCTTGCGCTTGGTCGAAAGTTCCAGCGCGGTCAGCGCACGCAGCGGCTCGAAGGCGAACGTGATCTCAGGATCGACCTCGCCGAACTCGGAAATTTGAATCAGGCGCAAGACCGTCGTCAAGCCAGGCCGGAAGAAGTTTTCCTGGTAAGCGCCTATAGCCTGCTCGAAAATCTGTATCTCGCCATCAGACGAGGCGTTCAGACCATGCGGCGTCAGTCCCAGCAGCACGATGACGGGGAAACCGCCAGCAAGACAAAGCCTTTCCTCGGCCTGGGCAAGCAATGCGTCAAGCGTGCCGAGCGGAACCGAGACGTTAAAGAATTCCTCGGCCTCCCCAGCCGCGCCCTTCTGCAGAATCATCAGCCCTTTGTTGTCGCGGGTCGCGTTGAACAACTTGAGCCGCTTGAACAACTGATCTCCATCGGCGGCAAGAGATTCCTCCAGTTCCGTTTTGATGCCCATCACCGAAAAAGCGCGGATCAGGTCCGACACGCTGTGCCAATCCCTAATCCAGCTATCGACGTAAGGCTTCATCATCTGCGTCAGCGACAAGCCGCCGAACGCATAGGCTGGCTTCAGGATATCCGGCACCTCACGGGCGACGAAGCGCAACAGCCTAGAAACATGGACTTCCTTACCCTGCACATACCACGTCGTCGGTCGATACCAGTCCTCTTTCAATGGGTCGTTGCTGTCATATTGCGTCGGGTAACACCACACGGCCTCAACGGTACCGAGGCGCTTCAGTTTGTTCCCGCCGAGCTTCTGTGCGCTGATTGCCGTAGTGCCATCACCGATCGGAGTCCGCAGTTCCGCGCGGTCGTTTACGTCGCAGCAGTCTATGAACAAATGCGACCGACCAAAGAAGCTATCCTGTATTGACAGACGATGGAAAACATCCTTGACATTCAGCCGCTTCATCGCGCCTTCAATGGCGGCGATCTTGTCAGACTTGTCGTCGCCCCCCGTCGATTGTATTTTTATCCACTTCTTCGTGGCATGAATCGCCAGGATTTCTGCCG